CGTGCTGAGTTGGTTCAAGAAGCAAGTGAAGGTTTGTCTGATACACAAGCAGATAAGTTTAAATCACTAACTGAAGAACTTACATACGAAGATGAAGAATCTTTCAAAACTAAAATGAAAACAATTCGTGAGAATTATTTCAAATCCAAAGCACAAGCAGATGTTACATCTGTGGTAACTGACACTCCTGTAGACACTCTAACTGAAGAAAAGAAGTTAGATCCAGCTATGGCTGCTTACACTAGTGTCTTAAATCGCAACAAATAATTTAAAGGAAATCAAATGACTATCCGTCAAGATTTAGTAAAAAAATGGGCTCCTGTTCTCGATCACGAGGGCGCAGCTCCAATCAAGGAACAGTATCGTCGTGAAGTGACTGCTGTTCTTCTAGAAAACCAAGAAATCGAAATGCGTCGTGGTCGTGAAGCCATGGGCGAATTGAACGAAGCTGCACCAGCTAATGCTGTTGGTTCATATGGTGATACTGGCGGTTTCGCTAAGTTTGATCCAGTATTGATCAGCTTGGTTCGTCGTGCAATGCCACAACTTATCGCTTATGATGTTTGCGGTGTTCAACCAATGACACAACCAACTGGCTTGATCTTCGCAATGAAGTCACGTTATTCTACACAAGGCGGTACAGAAGCGTTGTTCAACGAAGCTGATACTGACTTCTCTGGTACAGGTACTCATGCTGGTTCTACATGGAATCCATCAAGCAACACTACTGGTACTGGCTTGTCTACTTCCGCTGGTGAGCGTCTTGGTCAAGGTGGAACTGGTGATGGTTCTTTTGGCGCAATGGCTTTCTCTATCGAAAAGCGTTCAGTTACAGCAAAGACTCGTGCTTTGAAAGCTGAATACTCTATCGAATTGGCACAAGATATGAAATCAGTTCATGGTCTTGACGCTGAAGGTGAATTGAGCAACATCTTATCTACAGAAATTCTTTCTGAGATTAATCGTGAAGTTATCCGTACTATTTACAAAACTGCTAAAGTAGGTGCTCAAGTTGGTACTACTACTGCTGGTACTTTTGACTTAGATACAGATTCTAATGGTCGTTGGTCTGTTGAGAAATTCAAAGGTCTATTGTTCCAAATCGAACGTGAAGCCAATGCTATCGCTCAACAAACACGTCGTGGTCGTGGTAACTTCATCATCTGTTCTTCAGATGTTGCAAGTGCTTTGGCAATGGCTGGTGTTCTTGACTATGCTCCTGCTCTCAACACTTCTTTGAATGTTGACGAAGCAAGCACTACTTTCGCTGGTGTTTTAAATGGTAAGTATAAAGTATATGTTGATCCATATACTGCTAACCAAGGTACTACTCAGTTCTTCACTATGGGTTACAAAGGTTCTTCAGCTTTTGACGCTGGTATGTTCTATTGCCCATACGTTCCATTGCAAATGGTTCGTGCTGTTGATCCTAACAGCTTCCAACCAAAGATTGGCTTCAAGACACGTTATGGTCTAGTTGCTAACCCATTCGTTCAGTTGGATAACTCTGACAGCGATGGTGCTTTGACTGCTGACGTAAACTACTACTACCGTAAAGTTGCCGTTACTAACTTGATGTAATCATCGGTTAAACGAAACTGACGTAGAAGCAGTACTTAAAAGCCCACTTCGGTGGGCTTTTTTTTATCCTAAATAATAATATGGCTATTCCAAATAACACTGTTGCTTGTCCTTTACCAGACAATATTACCCCACTCTCACCGAATGGGTTTAATTTCACTATAACTAAAATTCCAAACATATCGTTTTTCTGTCAACAGGCAAACCTTCCAGGAATTACGTTTGGTGATCCAATGTTTGCCAACCCATTTGCATCTGTCCCAATTCCAGGTGATCATTTAACATATGACACTTTGAGTATACAGTTCTTAGTTGACTCTGGTATGAAAAATTATCAATCAATTTATAACTGGATGATAGCATTGGGATTTCCACAATCATATGAACAATACATAAATTTTAAATCATCTGATACAACAGCATTTTCGTTAAACGAACTTGCAAACAACTACTCAGATGCTTTACTGCAGATTCTCGGTGGTAATAATAATCCTGTGCAAACAATTCAGTTTGTTGATATATTTCCAATCGCAATTGAATCTGTACTGTTTCAATCAACGAATGTAGATGTTCCATATATCGTTGGGAATGCAACTTTTAGATATTCTTACTACAAGTTTATTTGATTTTATTGTAAAAACGTAGTATAATGTAACTACGTTTAATTGAGGTATATTATGAAACTAGAAGAAATGCAAGACATGTGGGACGCTGATTGTCAAATCGATGACAATTATCTTGGCGAACAATCCACAGCCACTCCAAAACTCCATGCCAAATATGTTAGGTTGCTTGTCAACATTAAGTTAAAGCACACTAAACTTCAATCAGATTATAATATGTTGCGTAAAGCAAAGTTTCGCTATTATCGTGGTGAACTGTCACGTGATGAATTAGAAGCATTAGGCTGGGTTCAATGGCAAGGAATCAAACCACTCAAGAATGAGATGGATGAATTTTTAACTGGCGACACAGACCTAAATACAATGAAGGTAAAACTTGATTACCTTGAAACTATGATTTATTTTTTAGAATCTGTTCTGAGTCAAATAAAGGCTCGTGATTGGCAAATTAAAACTGCCGTAGAATGGAAGAAATTTTTGGCGGGAATGTGATTGTAAGTATTGAAAAATTAGATGAAGTCTATGTTCGAATCTTTTCTGATCCAAGTATTGAACAAGAACTATGTGACTTCTTTACCTATGAATATCCTGGAGCGAGATTCACTCCGCAGTATCGTGCTCGTCTCTGGGATGGCAAAGTAAGGCTATACGATCAAATACGCAAGACTCTTTACGTTGGTCTTGTTTCTTATGTAGAAGAATTCTGTGTTCGCAATGGATACCAAGTTGAATTCAAAACTCCAATAAACAAAACAAATAATATTACTGCCGATCAAGTACAGCAGTATGCTAAGTCGCTAGATCCACATGGTCGTGGTAAACCTATCGAGATCCGTGACTATCAGATAGAAGCAGTTCAAACTGCTCTTGATAAAGAAAGAACCTTACTACTTTCACCAACAGCTTCTGGTAAGTCTTTTATTATTTACACAGCAATGCGTTGGCATCTTTCTAAAGCACGCAAGTGTATAATCATTGTTCCAACAACTTCTTTAGTTGAACAATTATACACTGACTTTGAAGACTACTCCAGTGCAAATAAATGGCCAGTAGATTTAAACTGTCAAAAACTTTACAGTGGATTCACAAAAGATTTTACCAAAGATGTTTTAATTACAACTTGGCAATCTGTATATCTGCAACCAAAATCTTGGTTCAAACAATTTGATGTTATCTTTGGTGACGAAGCACACCAGTTTAAAGCCAAGTCATTAACTAGCGTAATGGACAAAATGGATAGCATACGTTATCGCATTGGTACTACAGGAACTCTTGATAATAAAAAAATTCATCGTCTTGTTCTTGAGGGAATATTTGGTCCAATGCATAGAGTTACTACAACTAAAGCATTGATGGATTCAGGCAGACTATCAAACCTAAATATAATGTGCGTTATATTAAAGTATTCTGAAGAAATACGTAAAGCACAAAAAAATATGTCCTATCAGGAAGAGATGGATTTTATTGTTAGTAATGAATCAAGAAATAAATTTATACGTAACCTTGCAATAAAATCTGAAGGAAATACTTTAGTGCTTTTCCAATATGTTGAAAAACATGGAAAGATATTGTATGATCGGATTAAAGAAAAAGCGAACTCTGAAAGAAAAGTATTTTTCGTCTATGGGGGTACTGAGACCTCCGATCGTGAGGCAATTAGGCATATCACCGAAGGTGAGTCGGATGCTATCATTATTGCATCGTTTGGGACTTTTTCGACTGGTATTAATATTCCTTCGATTGAAAATGTTATATTTGCGTCACCATCTAAAAGTAAGATAAGAAACTTACAAAGTATTGGACGTGGGTTGCGTCTTAAAGAAGGAAAGACTCATTGTAATCTTTATGACCTTGCAGACGATCTGCACTGGAAGTCATGGAAAAACCATACATTAAATCATGCTGCAGAGCGTTACAAAATTTATGCTGAAGAGCAGTTTGAAATTAAACTCGTGGAGGTAGAAATATGATTGACCAAGAAGTCGTTGTTATAAAACTTGTTTCTGGTGAAAACGTAATGGCAACTTTAACGAATGAAGATGAAAATTACGTAGAACTTAATCATCCCATGGTAATCAAAACGATTCCTTTTATAGATAGAGGAAGAGCACAAGAACATGTTACGGCATCTCCACTGTGTCAATTTTCTGATGATACAAATTACACAATCCCAAAGTCAAGTAT